TAAACCGAGGTATGTGAGAAGGCCGGCGATATCTTTTCCGCTTAAATTCGTCAGTGTATTGTCCAGCGGTTGCTTTCCAGCCAGAGCGTTTATCATCGTCGTGGCAAAGTTCGGGTCATTCCCCAGAGCCGCTGCCAGCTCGTTCAGCGTATCCAGTGCTGCAGGCGCAGAATCCACTATTGCCGCGATAGACGATGCCACAAATTCCGTGTTTGCAATCTGTTTAGTGCTATTACCCGCCGCTGGCGTCGGTACCTTTGGAATCCCTGTGAGTGTAGGGCTGTCCTTCTGCGCATACTGTGAATGCGGGTCCGGCGCAGCAAGATGCTTTGCCATCAGGTCGTCTACATATACCTTCAGCTCCAGCGCCTTATCATCTACATATTTACGGGTTGCCAGCACTACTGCAGGGTCAATTTTCAGGGTGATGTTATCGGTGCTGCTGGTAATCAGTACCATGCGCACGGTCTGCGTACGTCCGCTCCCTTCTGTCAGCTGCGGCTTGTAGCTCTCAGGGCAGTTACCCACGGCGATCAGTGCGCCGGTTTCATCAAACAGGCCGACCTCACGAATCCACCATCCCCCCTCAGTTTCCGGGATCACTTGCTCAGCAATAATCTGGCTGCTGTTCTGCGGGTCGATATACAGCATATTCAGCGCTGCTCGACGCTTCTCAGCAACTAACGCGGTCTGTTGCGCGCTGGGTGTGGGCAGCACACCGCCACCGTCGCCCACCGCCATATGGGTAATTTTCAGCGGGACACCGAGCGCGGCGGCGCTTGCCAGTTTCGCCGCGCCGATCTCCGTCAGCAGGGTATAAAATTTTGCGCTCATGGATTCACTCTCATTGTGTCAATAACATGGACCGCCCCGCCCTCATAAGCGGTGCCGCCGGAAATAATGGTTTCGTTGATATACGGGTAGATCGTGATTTCTTCGCCGGTGTAGGTGGCTGCCCCCACAAAATACGGGCCACCTGTCTGCAGGTTGATGGACATACCAACCAGATGACGGCTGCATGGTTTGGCATCGCTTATCAGGCGCTCAAGCTCCAGATAGGTGTCTTCGGTGATACCATGATCCTGTACGCCAATATCCAGACGGAACGTTCCCGGCGTTTCGCCGGTCTGCCACCACTCAATGATGCGGATCAGGAAGCCGAACGGCTCCACCACGCGCCGCACGGCGCGGGTTGTCCCCTTGTGTTGATGGATATAAAAAGCGTCCTGCACAACGCGGCGCTTGACGCTTTCTGTCCAGCTTTCATCCCAGCGGTCAACAGAAAACGCCCAGGCCAGATAGGGCAGGAATCTGATCGGACAGGTTGCCGGATTCCACAAATCACGCAGCGATACCTGCAGATCGGAAACCCCGCTGCAGGTCTGCGCCAGTCGGCGCTCAAGCGGCGACGAACCCGGCGGCAACAGACTATTCATCCGTGCCCCCGTTGGTAACGCTCCATTCAGTACAGGATGCCGCCTGCGTCTTATCCAGCACCACATCCTCCAGAGGGGACGTTAGCTCCACACGCTGGACGCCCTCCACGTGCAGCGCGGCATAAATGGCGCTGCGGCGGATATCACGTCCCAGCCTCGTCTGACTGGCGATGTACTTCTGCAGGCTGGCTTTTGCCGCCGCCATAACAGGCTCCGCTTCCGGCCCCGGATAAAGAAAAATGGTAGCCTCCACCCGGTACGGTATGATCTCCGCACTACGAACCGTCAGACGGTCAGCCACCGGGCGTACACTCTCACTGTTCAGGGCTTTTTCAACCACATCCAGCAGATCTTTTACTGCTGTACCGTCACCCTCCCGGCTCAGTACGGTAAGTACCACCTCTGCAGGAGCCGGACTGGTTGCGCTGGCATCTGCCACACGTCCGTCCGCACTTCTGGCGTGAAATTCATAGGCTCCCGTCGGGCCAGCAACGGACAGTCCCTCAAATGCTGCAGGGATGCGCTGGCGCAGCGCCTCATCATCTTCCATCACTGCGGCGACCGGCGGTACTGCATCATTATCAGCAGGCACTACCGTCAGACGTTTCACGTTGCAGTTGGCTGCCAGCTGCTCAAGATCATTTCCCATCGAATAGGCCACCATCACCGCCTGCGCAGCTTCGTTAATACGCTGGCACAGCAGGATTTCGCGGTATGTGCTTTCCTGCAGCAGCTTGGTGACGGGTTCAGATTCCAGCGCCAGCGTACGCCGCACCGCGTCCTGTTCATCTACAGGATAAAGAGCCACAAAAGCGGCCTTGCGCTCAGCCAGCAGCGTCTCAAAATCCGGCACGTCCACTATCTGCGGCGGCGGTAACCGTGAAAGGTCAATGACTGCCATTGTCTGCTCCTGTTGATATGGAAAGGGAAATCGGTGCTCCGTTATTACTATGTCCCGTAAGCTCAACCACCATAGAGCCGTCAAAATTGCCGTTGATGGTGATGGAGTCCAGCGTAAGGCGCGGTTCCCAGCGGTTCAGCGCTACATAGACTGCAGACATAATCTGCAGGCGCAGTGCCGGGTTCTGCGGCTGGTCAATCAGGGCTGACAGTAGGGAACCATATTCCCGGCGAGCAAGACGACTGCCCTGCGGCGTCAGCAGAATATCCCGCACCGACTGGCGCAGATGATCGGTATCGGTAATGGCCTGCCCGTCATTCCTGCTCATACCGATATACAACGTCATACCGGACCTCCCGTGTTGTCGCCGCCTTTCAGAACACCAGTATGCTCATGGTCATCAACTACGATCCCGTTAGAACTCATTGCGCCGCCGCCTTGGGTGACTCCGCCGTTGATCACCACCTCGCTGTTAATGCGTGTTGTGTCAGCCTCCACCACAAACTCACTGGTTTTGAGGGTGATATTGTCCGCCGCCTCGATCACCATGGATTTGATACCCCGGACATGCCACCGCCCGGTGGCGGGTTCGTACTCAAACCAGCCCCCGTCCGGGTACTCCGTCACGCAGCCGTCCACAGAATCCGACGGCGGCGCAAACTGATTGGAGTAGATGGCGGGCAGCACAAAAGCGGTTTCCAGATTACCTCCCAGACTCAGCAGCACCACCTGTTCGCCTTCCGATGGTCGCCACCATGTCCGGGCATTACCCGCGCGCAGCGTCAGCCAGTTAATCCAGTTGGTTTCAAGGTCGCCCGTTTTCACCCGACAAAGCCAGTTTTCCCGGTCCACTTCGGTCACGGTGCCGGTGCGGATCAGGTTGGTGATAAGGCGCATGATTTCGGTCAGTTGTGCATTCATAACGAAAGGTTGCCATCAGAGGGAAAAGGAAGGCAGCGCGGGCGCTTGTGCCAGCAGTGGCACAAAGATCACCCCGCCAGCCAGCGCAGCAGAGTGTCACGGGTGATGGTTTCCACCTCATCATTCACGCCCAAAAGGCGGCGCTCTGCGTAGCGGACCTCCGGGCCTTTTCGGCTGACGCGATCCCGCAGGCCGTAATGGTGAACACGGGCAATGCGCTGCACCTTGCCATCAAACTGCACGCTGGCGGAGTCCGCACTGGCGGTGGTTTTTAGGTATTTTGTGGTGCGAAGCTTTGCAAACATCTGGCGTTTGATGCGTCCCTTCTTGCTGCGGGCAGTCACCCGGCGCGGCTCATAGCCGCTACCGTCAGGATTACGCTGCAGCCTGATGTTCTGCTGCTGCGTCCGGCGCAGCTGTTGCGCCAGTTGCCGCATCATACGGCTGCGCGCGGCAGGCTCCAGATTCGCCAGTAGCGCCGTCAGCCAGTCATCCACCCTCTGCAGTTCATCCACGTTTCACCGTCCACATTTCTTCGGGTTCGTCCGGCTCCGGCACCGCTTCAACGCTTGACACGCTGCCGTTAGTGCTGACCAGCACGCGCTCCGTCAGTTGCAGGTTCAGGCTGATATCGCACACATCGTTGCGCAGAATATCCACTTCAAAGGTGAACAGTTTTTCGCGCAGCTCCGGGTTATTGATAGCATCCGGCTGGTTGTCACTTAGCCACAGCAGCACAGGAGCCATCAGCAGATTCTGGTCGCCGCTGAAATCCTCGATCACCACGTTCAGGGTGTAGCGGTATTCCCATGACATGGAGCTGGCACCGGTTGCCACCATTGAGCCGTTATCAACGAAAAGGTGCAGCTTGTCCGGGTTGTCGCGGACATAAGCAACCGCTTTATTCAGGGCGCTGCGTAAGGACTGCGGTTTGTTCACTGTCTCGCTCCTGACACGCAATAATCGTGTCCACTTTGTCAGCACAGACCGCCCAGGCGGCCTCGGTTTCATCCAGCACCGCGTTCAGATCGCCGTTACTGCGCGGCGCTGACCTTTCCAGACGGCACTGCGTCACTCTGGGACAGCCACTCACGGTAAGCTGCACCTCCGGCGAGGGCCGGACGCTCCCGCAGCCGGATAATGTCAGCAGGCAAAGGAGTATCAGCCCAGCGGCGCAAATCCTCATTTTCACGTTTCAGTTCCTCGATCCGGTGCTGGCGGCTGCGCAGAAGTGCGGTGGTCTGTTCCGCTGCCGCATAAAGCCGCGCCTGCTCCCGGCTGTTGGTTTCGGTCAGAATGGACAGGCCGATCAGCTGGCTGTTTTTCTTCGTCAGCTCCTGCGTTTTGCTTTTCAGCACCGCGCCCTGCGTCTCGATGGTGTGGCTGGCATTGTTAAGCCGCCACGACTGCCAGCCCAGCGCCGCAAGTACCAGCGCCAGAACCACTGCCAGTAAACGATTCATTCCCGCAGTGCCTTTAGCTCATCTTTTATTGCTAAGCTCATGGCTACTGTAAAAACACACACCATCCCCGTGAGCTTCCATCCGGCAAGCAACATGACAAAGGCAAGAGCGAGACGCTGATACCAGGTGAGAGGTACTTTATCCATTAGCCCCAGCACCCTGCTGAGCAACTGACGGACGCGTAGCCGATCACTCCCCGTCAGGGTGCAGGAGTACAAACCAGCAAAACAAACCAGTGAAAAAGCGGCATACTCAAACCACATAACCAGCGCCAGCGGGAAAAGCGCATGAGATGCCGGGAAATTCACATCAACCATCACAAGGAGCGCCAGAACCGAGAGCGGCAGCCAGTAACTTTTTAACCATTTCATTTCGCTATACTCCTTTTAAGCACCAGGCCATTTCCCGCGCGCGGCGGTTGTCCAGCCCCTGATTAAACACACCTTTGACATATACCCAGCGCGGCAGCTGATGGCAGGCATCCGCCCAGCGCCGCTGGTTCAGCAACTTAACCAGCGTGGAGCTGCAGGCGTTGACGGTGCCCACGTTGAAAGCAAACGACACCACCGCGTCATAGACCTTTTGCGGCATCGGCTGTACCACACATTTATCCAGTGCCCGCTCCACGCGCAGCACGTTGGTGATAAGTCCCTGCGCCGCCTGCCGTTCCGTGATGGTTTTTCCAGGCACCACACCGGACGTATTGCCGATCCCGTCAGTCCAGACGCCCGCGCTGCACTGATAAGGCTGCAGGCGGCATCCCTCGTAATCGGCGATCAGTTTCAGCCCCTCAACGGAGGTATGAAGCGACTGAAATCCGGGCAGCGTGGCGGCGATAGCCAGCACCGCCCCGACAAGGCAGCGCTTAACGATTGAAGGATTCATATTCCCCCCGCGAAATCTTGCCGCCACGTAACAATTTGAAAGACTGGTGTTTGTAGTACCAGTTGATAGCCAGCATCAGCACACCAATCAGTACGCCGCCAACCGTTGACGCATCCTTGAGCGACAGATCGCCCAGCCATGCCAGCAGCACGGCAATGCAGTAAGTGATAAAGGCGCTGATTCGTTCAAGCGTCATAATTCAGTCCCATAGCTGGACGGTCTGCGCCGTGGTTGACGCCGTAATGTCCGGCAGCTCCACCTGCAGCCCGTGCGGTAAAAATGGGCCGTACTCAGCCAGCCCCGGATTTGCCTGCAGAACCTGCTCAGTGACACCCTGCGTGCGCCCGTAATGACGCCAGCAAAGCGCGTCCACCGTGTCATACTGATGCGCACGCACTTTCATCAGATAAGCTCCACCGTACAGTGCGGCGCATCCTGCACCCGGCTGATAGCCCAGCGGGCATCACGCCACAGATCGCCGCTGGCCTCCGCCAGCTCCTCCCCTCGCTTCACGCCTGACGCCGTGGCGTCATAGTCCTGATAACGCTCATTGAGCACAGCACGCGCCCAGCAAAAAACGGCGTTGTGGTAGTGCCGGATACGCTCGCTTTTGCCGTCCAGCATATCCGCCGGAACCTCAGCCAGTGCCCGGTAGCCCAGCAACTGCTGGCGGTTGCGGAAGTCGTACAGCTCAGCGTTAACCTCAGAAATAGCCGTCAGCACAACCTGCTTTAAACGCGGCTGCGTCACCGTGCCGTCAGTTCGCATCACACTGCGAAATTCCGACAGGTCCACATCAGGCCAGAACGGCGTATTTTTGATGACCTCCGCCTGTTCCGGCACCTGTTCGGGCGCAACAAACTTCATGCGGCTTTCTCCTGAATAAGTGGGCGGTGGACGGAATTTTGATGTGGCAGTGCCTTTCGCCATCCCGTGCCGCCCGTGCGCGGGGCACGTTCTTTAGCGGCTGTCATTGCGCAGTCTGCGCTCCAGCTGCTGCTTTTCTTTTTTCACACCGCAGCGGGGATCAAGCTGCAGCGCATGGGTAAGATGATTCAGGGCAGACGCCGGGTTGCTTTCGCTCAGTACAGCGCCGATGGCTTTATGCAGTCGCGCCCGCGACTGGTCCGGCATATCCAGATCGGTTGTCAGGTCCAGCGTCTGCAGAAGCAGATCGGCATCAAAACCGGCAGCAGCAAGCAGAGCGCTTTGCGCCGCGTCTGCCATTTCTTCTGCCAGCACGGTCTGCACGTTACGGTTGCCCAGCGGCATCACCCAGCCATGGCGCAGCGCATGACGCCCGATTTCCAGCGCACCGGCATAATCACCGGCGTCGATACGCCACAGCATCACGTACATCAGCACGTCATCCTGCTGCGCGCCTTCGGCAGCCAGCACGCCCTCTGCCCAGGCAGAATATTTCGGCAGCAGCTCCACCTTGATTTCCGCCTTTTTCACCGTGGACTGGATGCCTTTAAGCCTGCGGCGATCTTCTGCCAGCTGCAGCAGCATCAGGTCATAACCCGACGCATGGCGAACACTGCCGCCCTCACGGGCGGCCTGTTCGGCCTGAATGCGCAGGCGGTGCTGCCGTGCGGGACTCAGGCTCATGCGTTACTCTCCGTTTCCTGTTTCTGCTGCAGGCGGGGTGAAATCACCGATTTCGATGTTTTCCACCAGTGCCGCGCAGCGGTAGTCCTCGACCACATACGCCTCGTTGACGGATTCAAAGTTTTCAATCCGGTCGCGTTTCGGGTTGTCGATAACTGAACGGCGGCGGGTGTCTTCCTGCCAGTAGATGGACAGGTTATCCAGACGGGTGATCAGCAGGGCATTTGCCGGGAAGAAAGGCGCGCGCACAGCCTGCAGGCCGCCCATGCGTTTCTGGCTGATGATCAGATCGGCGGCGATTTTCTCGCTGTTGTCCTGCTCTTTGTTGACCAGCGGGAAATACTTGTCAGACAGCAGTTCACGTCCGCAGACAACAACCAGTTCGTCATCATCCTGATACTCCACATCGATCAGCTCGTTGACGGTATCCATCACCACCGCGTCAAGATTTACATACTTACCACCCGGACCTACTTTTACCGGTTCTGCAGTAGTGGTGCCGTCTTCTGCGGTTTTGCTGCCCATGACGTGATCCGGCGCGTCTTCGCGGATTTTCTGCAGCCAGCCTTTATTGACGTCCTGCAGCAGCGGGTTTTCAGCACGGTTGGAGGTTTTGGCGCGCTTCACGCCGTTAAAGCCGATCATGATGCGGTCCAGCGCCTGACGCTTGACGATGGCGTTGCGAATACGCACCTGGAAGTCCTGGAATTTCGCCCACAGGTCCAGTTTTGCGTAGGTCAGCACCGTATCAAAGTTGGTCTGCTCGCATTTGTATTCCACGTCTTCCATCAGCGTCGGATCGGTAGGCTCACGCTCTTTGGTGGTGGTATCGGTGGTTCCGGCAATGGTGCTGCCCACGCCCAGCCCCAGCAACTGTCCTGACTGCTCAGTGACCGGCGTGATGTTAATCAGCGTCAGGAAAGCGGCGGACTGCTGGATTTGGTCTTCCAGCGTCTGCTGCACGGACGGCTCCACGGTAAACTTGCTGGACAGTTCTTCAACTTCCACACCGTTCAGGCGCGCCAGTTGCTGCAGGTAAGCGTTAAAGGCAAAGCGGGTTTTCTTTTTCATCGGGTTTTATGCTCCATCAGCAATTGGTCAGGGTGCCTGCCGGTGCGTCACCGCCCGGCGCGCGCTGGCGGTAATCTTTGCGGCTGTCTTCACGGCTCAGCTGCTGCTGTAACTCGGCAAAGGCGGTCTGCTGCTCCTGCAGGGAGGACTCCAGCTCAGAAAGGCGCTGGTCCTGATCGGACAGGGATTTATCAGTGCGCTCGCTCAGGATCTGCTGCTCAGTAGCGACCAGCTCCACGGCTTTATGCACATCAGAGAATCGCGCATCGTCGGTCTGCTCTTTTTTGGTGAACAGCGCGGTGACGCGGGCAAAGAGGGATGGCTTTTCGTCCTGGACCTCTTCCAGTTCAATCAGCGTTTCAACCGCTTCCGAAAACAGGTTTTCAGGGTTCTGCTTACGGTTTGCCAGCGGGTTATGTGCGGCGCTGGCGCTGAAAGCCAGCATTTCGGTGCCAAGGCTCGCAGGATCGTCTGTCGCCCCCAGCCCCACAAGGTAGGCTTTGCCGGTGTCGGCAAACTTAGTGCTGACCTCCATGGAGGTGAAAAGCTTCTGGCCTTTTTTCACCAGTTCCACCAGGGCGTCAGTGGGTTCGATATCGGCATAAAGTGCCATCTTGCCCGCCAGCGGGCCGTCCTGGATTTCTTCTGCAACCAGCCCCGTCACCCTGCCATAGCGGTTAAACGTGCTCTCCGGCAGATAAGACTTGATGTGCTCAAGGTTAATCAGCGCGGTATAGACCGTCGGGTTGTAGCTGGCAGCCATCTGTACCAGCCATTCACGCTGGATCTCGCGCCCGTCAGTGGTGGCACCTTCCACCCCGATACGGAAACGCTTTGCTTTCACTGTCATGAGCCGTGCTCCGTTAGAAATAACTTACTGGAGCCTTATGTTTGCGGTGATGGGGGGAGTGAGACAACGCGCTGTATTTGTACGGTAAACCACACAAAACGCAGCCGGGGAAAGCCGCCATACAAGGCCGTATGTTTGGGCCATGAACACGACACTGACCCCCGCAGACCTCGATCCCCGTCGGCAGGCCATGCTGCTGTACTTTCAGGGATACCGCGTAGCCCGCATTGCTGAAATGCTGGGCGAAAAAGTTGCAACCGTTCACAGCTGGAAAAAACGCGACAAGTGGGGCGACTATGGGCCGCTGGATCAGATGCAGCTCACCACCGCCGCACGTTACTGCCAGCTCATCATGAAGGAGCAGAAAGAAGGGAAAGACTTCAAGGAAATTGACCTGCTGGCGCGCCAGTCAGAGCGCCACGCCCGGATCGGCAAATTTAACGACGGCGGGAACGAAGCTGATTTAAACCCGAAAGTAGCCAACCGTAACAAAGGTCCGCGCAGGCAGCCGGAAAAGAACGTTTTCACTGACGAACAGATCGAAAAGCTGGAAGAAGTCTTCCACGCCTCAATGTTCGACTATCAGCGTCACTGGTTTGAAGCAGGAAAAACAAACCGCATCCGTAATCTGCTCAAGTCGCGCCAGATTGGCGCCACGTTTTATTTTGCCCGTGAAGCATTGATTGACGCCCTGCTGACCGGACGCAACCAGATTTTCCTTTCTGCCAGTAAGGCACAGGCGCACGTCTTTAAGCAGTACATCATCGACTTTGCCAAAGAAGTTGAGGTGGAGCTGAAAGGCGATCCTATGGTGCTACCCAATGGCGCAGCATTGTACTTTCTCGGCACCAACGCCCGTACGGCGCAGAGCTACCACGGCAACCTGTACCTTGATGAATATTTCTGGATACCGAAATTCCAGGAACTGCGCAAGGTGGCCTCCGGTATGGCCATTCACAAGAAATGGCGACAAACCTACTTTTCCACGCCGTCCAGCCTGACCCACAGTGCCTATCCGTTCTGGTCCGGCGCGCTGTTTAACCGGGGCCGTGCCAAAGCGGACAAGGTGGATATTGACCTGACCCACAGCAACCTTGCGCGCGGCCTGCTCTGCCCTGACGGGCAGTACCGCCAGATCGTCACCGTGGAGGATGCGGTGCGCGGCGGCTGTAACCTGTTCGACCTCGACCAGCTGCGCATGGAGTACAGCCCGGACGAATACCAGAACCTGCTGATGTGTGAGTTCGTGGACGATCTCGCGTCCGTGTTCCCGCTCAGCGAGCTGCAGGCGTGCATGGTGGACAGTTGGGAAGTCTGGACCGATTTTCAGGCGCTGGCGCTGCGCCCGTTTGGCTGGCGCGAAGTGTGGATCGGTTATGACCCGGCAAAAGGTACGCAGAACGGTGACAGCGCAGGCTGCGTGGTTATGGCACCGCCAACTGTACCTGGCGGGAAGTTCCGAATTCTGGAGCGTCATCAGTGGCGCGGGATGGACTTTCGCGCCCAGGCTGATGCTATCAAAAAACTGACGCAGCAGTACAACGTGACCTATATCGGCATCGACTCGACCGGCGTCGGGCACGGTGTTTATGAGAACGTAAAAGCGTTCTTTCCTGCCGTGCGGGAGTTTGTCTACAACCCTAACGTCAAAAATGCCCTGGTGCTCAAGGCGTACGACATTATCAGCCACCGCCGTCTGGAGTTTGATGCCGGGCACACCGACATTGCGCAGTCCTTTATGGCTATCCGCCGCGCCACCACCGCCAGCGGCAACCGTCCAACCTATGAAGCCAGCCGCAGCGAAGAGGCCAGCCACGCAGATTTGGCCTGGGCAACGATGCACGCACTGTTTAACGAACCGCTGCAGGGCGAATCCGCCAATACCAGCAACATTGTGGAGATTTTTTGATGAGTGAGCTCGAAGCCTTAACCAGCACAACGCCAACAGAAGATATGGCGCCTAAAAACGCAGACGTAACTGCCGAGGCTTTCAGCTTTGGTGATCCAATCCCGGTGCTGGACCGCCGCGAGCTGCTGGACTATGTGGAATGCGTGCAGATGGACCGCTGGTATGAGCCGCCAGTAAGCTTTGACGGGCTGGCGCGAACCTACCGTGCCGCAGTGCATCACAGCTCTCCCATTGCGGTAAAACGCAACATTCTGACCAGCACCTTTATCCCGCATCCACTTCTTAGCCAGCAGGCGTTCAGCCGGTTTGTGCAGGACTATCTGGTATTCGGTAATGCCTATCTGGAGAAGCGCACCAACCGACTCGGCGGCATTCTGTCGCTGGAGCCATCACTGGCGAAATACACCCGCCGCGGGATCGATTTAGACACCTACTGGTTTGTGCAATACGGCCTAACCACGCAGCCCTACGAGTTCACCAAAGGCAGCATCTTTCACCTGATGGAGCCGGATTTAAACCAGGAGATTTACGGTCTGCCGGAATATCTGTCAGCTATCCCTTCCGCCCTGCTGAATGAGTCCGCAACACTGTTCCGCCGGAAGTACTACATTAACGGTAGCCACGCAGGCTTCATCATGTACATGACTGACGCCGCGCAGAACCAGGAGGACGTGAACAACATCCGCCAGGCCATGAAAAGCGCCAAAGGGCCGGGCAACTTCCGCAACCTGTTTATGTACTCGCCCAACGGTAAAAAGGACGGCATCCAAATCATTCCACTTTCGGAGGTTGCAGCTAAGGATGAGTTTTTGAACATCAAGAACGTGAGCCGCGATGACATGATGGCAGCACACCGCGTTCCGCCGCAGATGATGGGGATCATGCCTAATAATGTTGGTGGATTTGGGGATGTGGAGAAGGCCAGCCGTGTCTTTGTCCGCAACGAGCTGATGCCGCTGCAGAAACGGCTACAGGAGCTAAATGAATGGATCGGGAAAGATGTTATCCGCTTTGAACCGTACAATCTTGAGATAAAGCAGGAATAAAAAAGCCACCGAAAGGTGGCTTTTCCCTGCTATTCGATAGCTTCGAACTCATCCTGAAGAATCAGCGTCGACTGACAAGACGGATGTAGCGTTCCAGATAATTTACATAGCAAACGATAGTTATGCGGAGCATCGTCGCTAATTTTCTCGACTGTTAAAGTGATTGCTTTTGAATCACTTAGCAGCATCTTCTTAATATCATTACATAAATACCTAGGGCAATAGCCGATAATTTCTGCCGGCTTGTCGGCACGAACTACAACAGCGTCACCGTCATATTCATTTTGAAGATCTAAGCAAAGGCGTAAAATTTGCCCCGGTTTCAGCTCTGATACTCGTTCATTCGCCATGGGATTTAGATAGCTTAGGCCATGCAAAAAGAAGAAATGTTCAAATCTACCCTCGGAATCTACTTCAAGTTTTTTGAAAATCTGTAGCTGATCAGTACTTCTTAACCCACCAGAGCGGGCCAAAATATCGATAGGATTTACACTATCATCCTCAAGTCCAAGCCACTTAATGAAACTTGGATACTCTGGACGTCGAGGAGACAAAAGGCGATTTTTAAAGAGAGGGAACAACTCTTCCGATACATAGGTTTCTCGGACATCAGTCATGCCACTAAACTTGGTAAATTTTGCAGATTTAAGAGCACCCTTGGTGTACTTAAAAACATACCCCGAATTGCGCTCTTGCAAATTGCCGACAACGTGCCAGTCTCTAGTGTCTGGAGCTTGCCATGCAACGTAAACGGAGTTTGTATTAGTCATTCTCTAGTAGCCTTCTACGATTTTCCATTACCATTAACGCTGCAAATTCGCGTGCACACTCAGAGATACACGATGCAGGCACTTGGTTAAACACATCCGTAATGGAATCTTCTGTTAAAGCGCTCAGCTTACCCAGCCAATGGTCGCGAGCTGCAACTCTTCCCTCGACTGCATGTTGAAATGCTTCAACTGTAAACAAGGGCTTCTTATCTGTTTTAGCTTTGAACAGCTCTGAGCGAGCCTTTCTCACAAAGCAGGGGATTTGACGGTTTTTATCTTTAGTATTAAGACGTTCATAACGTTCATTATCTAACATCTCCCTTCCTAAACTGGCAGCATGATCATAAGTTGGACACAAAAACTGCTCACCAGTTTCATTGTTAAGCATAATCGCCCAATTTTCATGATGGCGATCCTGATTGCTAACCAGTGCATCTAGCATCAAATATCCACAGAACACATCTGCAGCATTTAACCCTAAGAGGTCATATGCACTCGGCGGTGGCTGGATAGATTCCTTATCTAAGCAGCCCAAAACTCTTGTTACCGTATGCTCTCTAACCCTTACTGGCTTCTCGCCCAGTTGCAAGGGTTGAGGATAGTCTGCCGTCGAACTATGAAGAACCTCGTTTCCCATCACCATTCTGAAACCAACAGGTATAAGGTTCTCCGTTACCACACCAAATCTATCATTGTACTTAGCTAAATCATAGCTGGCGTGCGGAATGTTAAGCAGATGGCATAGCTCTGCTGCACATTTTTCGGACCAATGCTCACCAGTGCCCGGCCTTGAGTACTTGAACAACTGTAAATGAACAGTGTCATGGGAATAATAGAACCAAAATTTCTCTTTGGTTCCTAACTGTTCAATATCGTTAGCAACCGGGCTAAGCACTACCAATTGGTAAGGCATTTGACATCCCTGTTTAGCTTTAGCTGATGATGGATATTTTGCGGGTTATTTTATCCAAACATCGCCAAAACCCCTAGGGATAATAGACAATAGAACAATACTGTATACATGTCCAGTAATTAAATCAATAGACCGTACTTATAAGGCTTAGCGCGCGCTCGTATCCCCGCCACGCCTGCCCGCTTTATGTAATGGTTTTCATGCACCTGCATGACATAAGCAAAAGCCCGCCAGTTCTGGCGGGCTTCAGCAAAAACGATCCTCAAACGATCATGCGATTTCATGCGGCATAGTCATGCACAACGGCGCTAACGCCTCGCGCTGCTCGTTGTTCAACCTTGCGGACGTTAAAAACCAGTTTTATCGTCCACAACGTTCTCTAATGTGACCAGCTGTCGTCCTCCCAGACCTGCTGCATAATCTCCATCACTCGCTTTTTGTCTTCATCCAGTTTTAACCCGCTCAGCTCGACGCCGTTGGCGCTGCCCTTGCGAATACGAATTGCTGTTTTGGGGTACAGAGGGCGCAAATTACGGTAAAGCTCGGTTTCAAGGGCGTCCAGAGTGGACTGGCTAATCTTCTGCTCTTTATCGATCATTATTTCAATGCGCATACAGATTCCCTTTAACTGGTTACGTCCATTGACCGGCTGTATTCATGGCTGCGAATTTTTGCCATCAGCTCGTCTGTCAGTTCGGACACCCACTGGATAGCCAGCCGCTTCTCTTCGTCGCTGCACTCACTAGCCGCCACAAGCTTGATAAAAAAATCAATGCGCTGGAGCTTCAACGACTCCAAAAGATAGTCCTGCATCTTCCCTCCTTTCACTGCTACGGAACACAATACTGTACACATAACCACTGTTTATAATTACAGTATATTAGAAAGCTAGAAATGTAAAACTCTTTTTATCTGTCAATTAGATAGCCCTGACGCCGATCAATAACAGCATAAATTATTAACCCGCGTCAGCCGTACCACTGCCGCCATCTATCATCTTCCTGCAGCCGCTGGTTACGGTAAAAAATACGTAACCCAGCCCCGGATGGAATACTGCCGCCACGCAGAAGCAAATCAATCTCCGATACACTACCTTCAAACCCTCTGGCAGTCAGTTCTGCCTTAAGCTGCAGGCGCTGCTGCTCCGAAATATTCTGTTTGTATACTGTTTTCCGCTTCGGTTTTACCAGTCTCAACCTGGCGGTAAGCTCCCGCCGTTCCTTCTGGCCCATATTGTGGAGATATTCCTGCAGCTCCTTCTCATCCATGGTTTTAATATCGGGTAAATCACCCCCTGATTTGTTCAGATTTTCAACAGGGGGACAGTTATTGCCACGAGTCCAAGGGGCGCAAGCGCCCTGGTCGGCTGCCGCCTCCTGAACGTCAACGGCCTTACGAACCTTTTTCCACTTCATCGCGTGCGTGCAAATCTTGCCCTCTACAATCGGGGACCAGATGCCATAGATACGGATACCGTGATCGCCGTAGGCGCTCGGTTCGTCGTTAAGCTCATAAGCCGTGCGGACAAGGTGATGTTTGCGGGGAACCAGTACACCACCCTGCTTCATGATGTAGGTGGCAAAGCAACCCGCATCTGCAGCTGCCAGTACCGCATCCAGACGCGGATTATCCAGTACCGGCGCACTCGCTTTTCGCTCGCCCTGCACTCTCGCCGCCTGACCAGCCAGTAAGCGCAGCTCGCGGTATGCCTGACGCCCCGGAATACCAAAGAAACGAAATTGCTGGACACGGTGCAGTGACGCCCAGGCGCTGACATGCTCGGCGCTGTCACGTAGTGATCTGCCGGTTTCTTTACTGATTTCTTTAGCCAGCCCGCGCCCGTCGATGTTCTTACTGATGTATTTGGCGATGTAGCTGGTCGGCGTGCCCTTGCGCGGGTTGATTAGCTCAGACTTGAAGCGCGGCCCGGTATTGGTGCCCAGCTCCTCGCGGTCTTCACGGATTGCAAACTTACGCAGCAGCGCGGTGATGGAGCGACGGTCTTTTTTGCGCATAAAGCACAGAAGATGCCAGTGCACGGTGCCGTCATGGTGCGGCTCTGCAACGCGGACGCCGTACCAGCGCAGCCCGGCCTTGTGCATGGCCTTGCGGAAAGCGGCGAATGTATCAACCAGATAATCACTGCTCTGCCGGACAGTGGCGCTGGTCCATTTCGGATTAGGTCTGCCATTATTGAGGGTTGCGTGGAAACGTGACGGGCACGTGATGGTATAGAACACCGCGCAGTCTCCGCGCATTTCCGCGATCAGCTCCAGCCCTTTAACACAGGCCATCATTTCATTACGGCGGTGTGCAGGATTACTGTTGCTGGCATTCACCACGTCTTCCATGTCCAGCGTGTCACCGTCTTCGTTGACCAGCTCATGCGAGCGGAAGAACTCTAGCGATTTGCGGCGCTGCTCGCGTTTGTGGATCACCGCTTCATAGCTGACATATGGGGACGCTTTCTTGTTGACCAGGCAGACGGCGCGCAGCTGCTCCTCCCGCCACTCGCAGCGCATCTGCCACAATTTGCGATACCACCAGTCCGCGCACAGCATGCGCGCCAGCGACGGTGGGATCAGTTCATAAGGCACCGGCTTGCGGCGGCGCTTTTTGCGGCGCAACCTCTCAAAGGCAGGCGGGATGACCTCAAGGCGCATGGCTTCTGCAGCAACCCTTTCCCATGCCTGGCGGATTTCTTCTGGTTTAACATCGTCACTGACAAACAGATCACCGCAAGCCGCATCAAGACACATGCTCATATGTGCCGCAACCAGCGTGGAAAGGCGCTTGACCTGCTCCTGATTCATTTCAGGCAGTACCAGCAGCCCCTCCAGCCCGTCCTGGCTCGCCATGAACCGGAAAGACGCAGACACCTGGCTGTCACGCACGCGCTCCAGCCGCTCAAGACAAGGCCTGATTGTTTCGCGCAGATAGCGGGAGTAAGCTTTAGCCTTGCCCAGGCTATGGAAGTATTTAATCCGCTCCAGCAGAGGCTTGCTGATATGGGCAGGCATGGCGCTTACATCGGCAATAATCACTAAATCGGGATTAACGCGCTGCTGTTCGCGGGCCATTTTGGCATGGCTAATTAGCTGATCCTGCTCTATTTCACGCTGGACAGGATCACGGGATTCATTAAAGAAATAGCGTTCCCAAACCTCATCACTCAACACCTCACGGCGCAGTTGCTCCTGCTCGTTATCCGCAGCGTACAGAGTGATCAGGTTTGAAAGTGCAGACACCGGCGCAACGTCCGCCGGTTCCAGATACGGGTTAACCGCTTTTTTTGGGGTATTCCATGGAAAGGCCACGGCGGCCTCATTCGAGCCGCCGGTGGTTTGTGCATGATGTAATGTGAATTTACTCACTGCCACGCCCGCACCTCAGCTTCAACCGAGATATCAGGACCAGATGCCACATCAACACCAAGCCAGTGTGCTGATTTTGTAGCAATGATTTCTACTGCAGTTTTACTATCACCGGCAGCCACGCCCATGCTGCGCTTAGCGGTTATACGATGGCGGGTAAAATCACGATAAAGCGAATTGGTCAAAGACGTATCACTGTTGGACACAATGACTGGATGACCTTCTGATGACCGACGCTCAAGAATAGACGCCAGATGATACTGATCATCCTCAGTAAAACCGGCAGTGTGATAACCGCTAAATGTACCGTCGTATGGCGGATCGCAGTAAACAACATCACCAGTCTGCAGCATCGCCAATGTTTCGTCATAGCTGGCACAGATAAACGTTGCTCGCTGTGCTTTTTCTGCGAATGCACGTATTTCGTTTTCAGGGAAATACGGGTTTTTATAATTACCGTAAGGGGTATTGAAATGACCGCCTAAGTTATAGCGGCATAATCCACGATAACAATGGCGATTAAGATAAAGAAACATAGCTGCGCGCCATTCTGCGGGCCAGTGGCGATCACAGTTAAATTCCTTACGTATACCGTAATAATCTTCTGCGGTGTTATTCTTATCAAAGAACCCTTTCGCAATAGTAATTAGTAATTCAGACCCGTTTTTAATGACGCTGTAAAGGCTGATCAGGTCAGGATTAATATCTGCTACAAGATAATGAGGATAGTCTGTCTCCATCATCACAGCACAGGAACCCGCGAAAGGTTCAACCAGTCGCGGGCCAGCAGGAAGATGTTTTTTCAGTTCTGGCATGATGGCGGTTTTATTACCCGCCCATTTCAGGATAGTGCTCATTCCCCACCTCCGACAGTTGCATCAAGAAGTGACTGGATGTCATATTCTTGAATGGTCGCAATAGACATCACCACCCAATTACCAGCACCAACGACCAAACCATCAAGCGGCAAAATATGCGTTACCTTTACGGTCAGTTTTCTTCCTGTATATTCTCCCGCCCATTCCCGCAAAATAAGAAAATCACCGCATTTAAAATCGCGATCATTTATTCTCACTTCTGCTCTTTTCTCCCCATTTTCTACAGCATTAAAAAACAGCGGGCCAATTTTTAAACTATGAATAACGCTCATAAAGCACCTCCGCTATAGTGTTTATCTTTCAGCTCTGCGATTTCCTGACAGGTGACGCAACACTGCACGCCCGGAATAGCGCGGCGACGTTCTGGCGGGATCGGTGCATCACAATCAATGCAAAGCACACGGGAAACGCCCGGCGTTCTGTTGCGGGCGGTGTGGATGTGGCGCTGACGTTCTTCTTCAACGCGCTGCTGCACAAGGTCCATTGAATCAGCCATTAGTGGATCTCCTGCGCTTCGTTCTGAATGTTTTCAGCCGCAATACGCAGCAGCTCCGCCGCTTCAACGTGATTAAGCTGGCGTGACGTGATATGGCAAGCCAGGCTATCAAGACGGGCTGCCATTGCCGCAGCACGTGCACGGCGTTCTTCCATGCGCGCATCAGTCAGCATCTGGTTAAGGCCTGCATCATCTGGTCCTGTTTTGGTGATTCGGGTTTCAATATTTCGCATTGTTGTTTCTCCTGAATTTGGGCAATAAGATGCCCGGCGGGTTTACGCCTTTAATTTCGGTTGTGGATTAATTCGGCATGGCTAGCCGATTTGGAAATAAACTCACCACTGTACGGAAATGGTTCATTGCTTTAATCAGCTCCCGCTTTTCGTCAGTCGTCAGCTCACTAACATTGACGCTATGACGTTCCGCCGGAATTTTTGCCATAAAGAATATTGCGGCTAGTGCGCGTTTATTCTGCTCATGGTTAATATCCCGTTGGTCCCGCATATCGCTAATAAAGCGCTCCAGTTCTGAATCAATATTTAAGCCAAACACTTTCGCCCTTAATTCCGCGATGTGGTTTAACCCATTAAGACGGAGGCCAGCGCTTAGCGGAACAGTCGCAGCATCGCCTTCAATAGCCATGGTTTCCCCTGCTTTTTAGTGGACAGCTCAGCCAGCAACGCATCCTGAGAGCGGCACGGATGCCAGCGCTTGCCATCCTTCCCCATAATCCAGCCATGACCGCAGTGCATTGCAGGACTTTGCTTAACGAGCAGTGATGCAAAAGATGGTTCTTTAGTCAGCATAGGCACCTCAGATCAGACCGAACGAAGCGCCTAGGCCCGTCACGGTGTCTACCGCGCTTGCCATCGCCGGATTCGCCTGCAAACGCGCATGCAATGAAACTGCAGTGAGTGCCATAAGGCGCGTAACAGAGTTGATGCTGTTGATAACATCGCGACGGCCTGCACTGGTTTTCACATCACCGGACACTGCGCCTGCAGCTACACGCCCAATCTCCGCAGTTGCCCTCATGACGTAATGCGGCAGGTTCTCTTTCGCCACTTCATTCAGTGGCACACAAGGCAGGCAATGGATTTGAGCCAGAAACCCATCAACCAGCGTTGAGTCCTCTGTGATATCAGTCAGCAGCCAGATCTCCGGCGGAGTGAGTTGATGTGGTTGGTCCGGGTTCAGTTTGTTGCGCAGTGTCTGGACGTTCATTCCTACGCGTTCTGCCAGCTTCGCCATGTTGTGACGCAGCGCGAAAGCCCGGCAAGCTTCGTCAAAGTGCGGATGTTTGGAAATCTTATAATCAAACATGTGAACCCCTCAAAAAGTTCTCATAATTGAACTTACTGACCAACAATGACGCGAAAGTTGGAATGACCGAGGGATTCGCGAACCTGGTCGGTTTTGTACATCAGGTAACGCAGGCTTACGCGACCTTTGTTTTTTTCTTTCTTGACCATGTACTTAGCAAGATGACCATGGTGAATTTTCTGGTAAACAGAGCCACGGGAGATACCTTCCCATTCAGCGAACTCTGCGGGCGTAGCCATCTCTTTTGGTACACGAATTGAAATATCAGTGCTCATAGTGCAATATCTCTCGGTTAAGGTTTGGTTTACGTCGTTTTATCTTGTTTTATTTGATTCAATAGTTGATATGTCGAGATACTACGATCCAATATTTGATACGTCAATAGGATTAAAAAATGATACAAGTGAAAGCTGGCGAGAATACCGGGGGAAGAGAGGCTATCCATAGGCTAATGGCTGCCTACGATTTTAAGTCCAGACAACAACTGTGTGATCACTTGGGCGCATCCAAAAGCACCATGGCAAACAGATACTTAAGAGATAGCTTTCCGGCAGAATGGGTGATTCAGTGCGCTTTAGAAACGGGAGTTTCGTTACTGTGGCTCACTACCGGGCAGGGAGAGCCAGGTTCAAATATTGACCTTAAAAAAGAAATCAATTTCGTGAACTCTGGCAAAGTTAAACCTCTTTCGGAACTTGTTTCCCCTGAAATTGACAAGGCAACTCTCAGCGGTGGTTTATTGATCGAGGCAGGAAAAGCAATCATTGATACCAGCCTGCTCCCCTCAGACTCAAGCAACCTATTACTGGTGAATACTTCTGGAGATTCTTTTTTAGTGGACCGCAGCCAAACACCTCCAGTTAACGGTATGTGGTTGGTAGATATCGACGGAATAAAAAGCATCGTGAAGCTAACACGGCTTCCAGGAAACAGATTGGTGGTCCATCAAGACGAATCATCCTTTGAGTGCAACCTTGATGATATCGAGGTTGTAGGCCGCGCATTAAAAATAATTAAGAGCCTTTGATATGACCATCAGAAAGCAACCAAACGGAAAATGGTTGTGCGAGTGCTACCCGAACGGGCGTGACGGTAAGCGTGTGCGCAAACAATTTGCGACGAAAGGCGAGGCCATAGCATTCGAAAACTTCACCATGGATGAAGTAAACAAAAAGCCATGGCTTGGTGAGAAGGAAGATCGTCGGCGCTTATCAGAAGTAATTGAGCAATGGCACTCACTCTACGGGCAGACGCTTGCAGACCCCAAACGCCTGATGGCAAAACTTAAAATTATCTGTAATGGTCTGGGCGATCCCATCGCTTCAGAGCTGACCGCCGGTGACTTTACGAAATACCGCGAAGCACGGCTAAAAGGTGAGGTGCGAAATGAAGATGGCGCGCTTATGTCGCCAGTTAAACCTCGCACGGTAAACCTTGAACAACGCAACCTATCATCCGTGTTTGGCACACTGAAAAAGTTGGGCCACTGGTCAGCACCCAACCCACTCGCCGGTCTACCGACATTCAAAATTGCAGAGGGTGAACTGGCGTTCTTAGCCCCAGAAGAAATTAAGCGCCTATTGGATGCCTGCGCAGATTCTCAAAGTCCCAGCCTGCTGATGATTGCAAAAATATGCCTGGCAACTGGTGCACGCTGGAGTGAAGCCGAAAATCTGCAGGGCCATCAGTTATCGAAATACCGCATCACTTATACCAAGACGAAAGGCAAGAAAAACCGTACCGTGCCAATATCTCAGACTCTGTATGACGAACTTCCCAAGAATAGAGGGAAGTTATTCACCCCGTGCAGAAAAGCCTTTGAACGAGCAGTAAAGCGAGCTGGCATCGAGCTACCGGAGGGCCAATGCACCCACGTGCTGCGTCATACATTCGCCAGCCATTTTATGATGAATGGCGGAAACATACTCGTACTGCGCGATATTCTGGGCCACGCAGATATAAAAATGACAATGATTTACGCTCACTTCTCTCCTGAGCATCTTGAAGATGCCGTTTACAAAAACCCTTTAAATAATTTATAAATATTTCATATTGGGAGAAATTAAATTGTTAGTACACTCGGAATCTACCGCAAAACATATAATGGACTCTACTCGTTCTAGAGTTCAAAAAGTAAATCCATTCAAGCTAATATCTCTCTGCTTAAAATACAATAATAAAAACATGCTACTCACGAAGAAATGATGCGGCATCTTCCATGGATAATTAATCTATGTATTAAGTGGTCTGCTGCAGTGATATCAACAAAGCGATCTTTTCGTGACATCAATGAAGAACAGTCCTTAGAATTATTTCAGGCAGTATACAGCTCTCTCGACTTCGTACCTAATGGTGTGATGAAAAAAGATGGAATTGATTTTTTTATCAGAAACATTATCTATCAACAAATGATTTATCAAAAAACAGATGCTTTAAACACAATTAGTCGACAAGCATTCCTATTTGAAGACCTAGAAAAAACACATAGCATTGAAACAAAGTTTAAAGAACTAACAAATGTCGAAATTAAAGACTTTTTAGCGCTTTCATTTGTAATGATATCATTAATCTTAAGCAATGAGAGCAATACCGTATTTACCGCAAATTCATTCGCAATAATTTTCGATATCATACCAAAATCTACAGTAATAGATTTTCTAAATTGCTTATCAATAGAGCAATCTAAACTGCAGGATTTCGCCAAGGCTAATATGCACAGCACTCCTTTAGTTGAGTATTATTTACCAACACCTTTTATAGAGAAACCCTTTATTAAAGTAAATGATGAATACCTGCAAGTCCATCCACAATTAACATCTACAAGTCTGCAGACATTTATTTATGATTTACTTAGAAAAAATAACGCAGAAGAATTTATGAATAAATTTGGCAAATTGTTTGAGGATTGCCTTCATAAGTTAATAATTGAGAGCAAGATAAAACACCATACCGAAAAAGATTTGATAGGTTTATTACCAAGAGACAATAAAGTAGTTGACTTTGTTATCCATAGTAACGAATCGAATATTTACATAGATGTCAAAGGAGTAGAAATCCGTAGTAGAGGGATGGTTACACTCAACCCCAAGGATATATCTGGCAGCATCAAAACATCCGTATTAAAAGCTATCAGACAATCATTGGAAGTACATGAGGGCCTTGATAAAATAAAATCACCAGTAATTCCATTCAGAGAAGAAAGCTATATCATCTGTGTTACATTTAAAAACCTCTACCTTGGAGGAGGTAAGCATATTTTTAATTCATATGCTAAAGAAGATATTGTTAAGATATACGAAAAATTCGAAGAAAAACATCATATACCTTATGAAAATATTTTTTGCATTGCATTTGAAGAGTTCGAATATCTATTAGCATCATGTGAATACCATAAGGTCGAGCCTCAAGATGTATTAAGATATATCGTTAAGCAAAACAAAAACCCCTCAACCTCCGCATTTATGCTTGGTCAGCATTTGAGGGATTACTTTAAAACAATTAAAAACTCTACATTAGTTAACGAATCTGGGTTAAGAATAATAAATAGAATCACATCAAAACTCTCAATGCCGACTAAGCAACAAATCCATGCAGACAAGACAGTCAATGGCGACAAATTGGCGGCAGAACATTAAAAATGCTTAAAACCGGCAAACACAAGATAACACTAATACACTGTTTTAAAACATAAATAACTGATTTCGTTATAGTAAATATGGTATGTAGGAATTTCGGACGCGGGTTCAACTCCCGCCAGCTCCACCAAAATTCTCCATCGGTGATTACCAGAGTCATCCGATGAAGTCCTAAGAGCCCGCACGGCGCAAGCCATGCGGGCTTTTTTGTGCCTTGAATTTGTCCCGCGAAGTCTGATGCCAACTAATTAAATCCGAACCTTTTAGGCACCTTGTTAGGCACCTCATAAAGCTATATTGCTTTTGAGGTGCCTAAAACTATGGAAACCCGGCAATGGCAAGACAAACCAAACCTCTATTCGTTAAGGAAATCGAATCTGCTAAACCCAAAGAAGCGGACTACGTTCTCTATGATGGCGATGGCCTTGAGCTACTCATCAAATCCAGCGGGAGTAAAATCTGGCAGTTTCGCTACATTCGTCCTGTCACCAAGAAACGAGCAAAGAAGAGCATAGGCCCCTACCCGTCAGTTACCCTTGCCGATGCCAGAAACTACCGTGCAGAGTCCCGCTCACTCCTGGCTAAACAGATCGATCCGCAGGAACATCAGCAAGAACAATTGCGCAGTTCGCTGGAAGCCAAAACAAATACTTTCCAGCTCGTAGCTGAACGTAGGTGGAATGTGAAGAAAGCTAGTGTGACAGAGGACTATACGGAAGATATCTGGCGCTCTCTTGAAAGAGATGTCTTTCCTGCGATTGGCGACGTTAGCGTTACAGATATTAAAGCTCATACACTGGTTCAGGCCGTGCAACCGGTTCAGGCCAGAGGAGCACTGGAAACCGTTCGTCGCCTGTGCCAGCGCATTAATGAGGTCATGATCTATGCCCAAAACACAGGACTGATTGATGCTGTTCCCAGCGTTCATATCGGTAAAGCCTTCGAGAAACCTCAGAAAAAGAACATGCCCAGTATTCGACCGGATCAGCTACCTCAACTGATGCAGACAATGCGAACAGCCAGCATTAGCCTCTCAACACGCTGCCTGTTCATGTGGCAACTTCTTACTATTACCCGCCCTGTCGAAGCGGCTGAAGCTCGCTGGGAAGAGGTAGACATAGAAGCGCGAGAGTGGAAGATTCCTGCAGCACGTATGAAAATGAACCGCGACCATACTGTTCCATTGTCAGATGAAGCAATTGCGATACTGGAGATGATGAAGCCGTTAAGTGGAAATCGAGAATTTATCTTTCCCAGCCGCATCAAGCCAAACAAGCCGATGAACAGTCAGACCGTAAACGCATCGCTAAAACGCGCAGGTTTTGGTGGGGTGCTCGTTTCACACGGGCTGAGATCTATTGCAAGTACGGCCCTTAATGAACAAGGTTTTCCACCTGATGTCATTGAGGCAGCACTTGCACATGTGGATAAGAATGAGGTACGTCGAGCTTACAACCGCAGTGATTACCTTGAGCCGCGACGACCTATGATGCAATGGTGGGCTGACTTTATAGAAGCAGCTGATGCAGGAAGCATATTGGCTGGGGGCGTGAGAGGTATTAAGTTAGCGGGGTAAATGCAAATCAGATTACCTTACACTAGCACCAGAGTGTGTTAGTGTCCCATCCCCTAATGATCAACTTAAGTTTGAAACAGGCCATCATGTATCAAAGTTATCTATTCATTTCTTTTGGTGGAATGATTATCCAAATACCAAAGGAGTTTGCTGAAAGTACAAGTTACGTCATATCAACATATGTCTTGCCCCCTTCAAGACTGCAGAAAACCATTGAAAAACAGGAGTATTAGAGTTATTTTGGATAGATAAAACCATCATGATAATTCAACTTTCAGACGTCCACCTATAGGAAAGCATGGATCACGGTCCTGAATGTTGCGCGCCACAAGGGGCTAAATGTGAACCCAGAGTTATCGATAAAAATAGATTATCTCAAAGACCGCCACAATCCAGAAGAGGTATTTGAGGCGATGGCATTATACATAAATGCTTACCGTGATTTTGGACAAGTATTAAGTAACTCTATTGGAATTAAAGCAGATTTCAACTTTCAATTAAATGAAATTAAAAGTGGTTCAATACTTAGTAAACTCTCAGTGATTCCCGGAAAAATTGACGAAATATTAGCCAATGCATTTTATAACTCAGGTGATGAGTTATTTAGAGAGTTAACTGACATTGAAACCACCGACACTGAAGAACAAGTAGAAACTCTAGCTGTAAATCTAGAAACTGCATTAGCAAAAAATCTACCACAACAAATAGCGGACCCCAATATAGACAGACAAAATCTATCATTTGCTCTAGAAAAATTCTCAACTGCGAATCAAAAAATAAAGCCAAATGAATCAGTCATTATTACTAGCAATAGCGATAACAACCAAAACTTTAAATTTAATACAAAATGGCGTTTTGGTGGAAAACCAAGAGAAATGTTCCTAGGGAGTACTGAAAGCATAGAATTAAATGATAAACTCTATGTAACCGTCTCTGTTAACGAAGGTAATTCTGTGTGGTCATTTCGTAGCATAAGTTTGGATAAGCGCTTGAGTGGAAGAATAACACATAAAGAATGGTTGGAAAGATATCAAGACGGTTTAATTCCTGCAATTGGACCAAAAGATATTATTGATGCTAAAATTACTTTTGATATTTACACACCACCAAAAGGCAAAGGCCAACCCCAGATTAGAAACTTAAAAGTGATAAACATCAGCAATATCCAACGAAATAATGGGTTACAGTATGAACTCGACACTTAGTTTAAAAGAAAGAAAAGCAACATTTGCAGAGTTGAAGGCTGAATATTTATTTATAGCCATTCCTTTTCTACTTTTAATTTCGATAAAAATCTATATTTCAACATGGCAAGAGATAATCACATCTCCAGATTGGTCTTTAGCATCATGCCTGATCTTTGGACAAATAACATCTAAAGTATCGAAAGCCGTCGCTTGCTCTAATACTAAAACAAGTGAGCATTTTTTTGGATGGTATACCGCAAAGCGTTTCCTTTTAGTAGTCATATCTATTGCTGCTTATTTTGGCATGCTGGCAAAGCCTACAATGAGTCTTGGATACATACAAATAATTATTTTCATTACTGCTAGTTACTTTCATTTCAAAGATGGCTTCACAACTAAACTGCTTCAAAAAAATGAGTGTAAAAGATAATAATATACTTGCTCTAAATCACTTCCGATGCATCGCGGATAGTCATGAATGATGATCCGCGATAGAAATAAAGATGCCCACAAATAACGTCAATGAGTAAGAAAAAATTCTTTATTTTTTGGGCTTCCTTTGTATTACCGAATCAAAAGCACTCTTCACGCCTTGATCATTTCTAGACCAATCCATCACTAACCGCTGCATATTAGCATATTTATCTACCGATGATTTATTTAACTCATCTTTATCCTCAGCAGAAGGCCATCCATTTTTCTCAACAAATAAAAGCAAATCATCTTTAATAAATTTGAATGCGATTGTTTTCTTACGCCATCCTCCGTCTACTTTATTTTTTTGTAGTAATCTAATCACTTCCTCTTTCATTTTTCCAAAACGAGCCGCTTTTGCTTTCCCCCCCTTGGCCTTCTGTTTTGCATCCTCAACCTCACTTGCTTGTCGATTTTTTCCTTATATCAGGCCACAACAAAAATTCAACCTAGCTATAGATTTTAAAAGTAACGAGACTGAAAATGTTATCTATTGAAGCAACCCTAGACAAAAATGAAAATGATCTACCTCAACTTCATTTAAAATATTACGTTCTTGAACTTGTCAATGATATACTAGGGAGTAGCCAAAATAATGAAACGGTAAGATACACCATTAGAACATACTCTCGTTATTTTAACTCTCACCCGATAAGACAATCCTACCTAGTTAATTCAGACTTTTAAACTTTAATAAAACCTCATATCTGGACAAGTAAACAAGAGTCACTGACAGAACAAATCGTCATGTTTGACATTGAGGTGGATGCAATAAATGTAGATCATGCAAGAAGTCTTGCATACAATCACACAGCAAATCTCAATGCTTATCTATGCGTATTACTTGATGTTAGTTTCGAACTGATCACTTCAGAATTCAGAATATTCACAATAAAAAAATGAAATGCATTTGAGTTAAACAGATACAGAACTGGATTCATAGATTATGAACTTAATTTAATTATAAAAGATAATCACTATGGGTTGAAAAATATAGAAAATCTAGAGCATGTTAACTCTTTTTAATCAGGTCGATGGACTATGAATGTCGCCTATCCTGACAGTAATGGAGCATTAGTATTTGATGATAAACTGTATATTCAAGATACGCTTTCAGATGATCAACATTTCGATACACTTTTTAGAAATCATAAAATAGAAAAACCTAAACAGAATAACAAAACAAAACCACCTTTAGTACATCTCCAAAAAATGCACATTATCCGTCAGAAGAGATTTCTGTACCAACATGTATAAGAAATGATTTCAGAGATATTTCAAGTTTACCCCCACAAAAAAATCAATTTTCACTTCTTTTTATCGTATGTACAATACTGCCTTAACCCTAGCTAGGAACAATGCCACCACAGAGATTTCTTATAAAATATGTGCTATTGAATCTTTAGCAAAAATAGATAGCATAGGTTTCTCTGACTTCATGAAAAAATATAGAAACTCAGATTTTAAGAAAGAAATATCTGATTACTTTTACTCTGTAAGGTCAGGTCACTTTCACTCAGGAAAATTTCACTTTGGTGAATTTAATGTGAACTTACAAAGAAATATAGATTTTGCTTTTAAAGAAAGGCAGATGGATTACGTAACATTCAACAACTATATTAGATATGCAATAACGAAATGGATAGAGGGAGATTTACTTAAACAACATTAAATAATAAAGGGCCGAAAAGCCCTTTATTCTCCCATTAAGGGACTAACTTGTTATTATGGTGAATCATCAGATTTTATTCTTGCCTTCCCACCATATCCTCAAGGAATCTTTTCCCTCGTAATTTAACTCTCGCTTTAGCCTCCGTATTAATATCCGAATTTTGTAATAATATCCCTAATACAAACTCTTTATCGACATCTTCAACTTTACAGCCCACGGCTTTAACTACTTCAGCACCAAGGATGATCTTCAAGCGTGTCTCAGCACTCTTGGATAAAGATTGCTCTTTGGTCTTGAGACGATTCAGACGCATCTGCGCTGATGCTATTTTTTGCTTAATGGTTTTTTCTGTTCTTGGCTTCCTATTTTTATCATCCGTATTCAT